CAGGCAGCGGGATTCTGAAAGAGCAAATAATCAATCAGATAGTACTTCAACAGTATCTGGAAGAAATCCAAAGGGTGAGGGTAGAGCGTCTCAATAAATGAGATAGTGTAAAAAAGTGCTCTATAATATATACTAGTATGACTATATCAAAAGCCCATTGGAATACAGAGGGCGAGCAACTTCGCCTTTCAATGCCTTTCAACAAGGTAGATAAAGAGAGACGTACAGTCTCAGGTTTTGCTACGCTTGATAACTTAGATAAACAAGATGATATTGTAACAACAGAGGCAAGTTTAAAAGCATTTAAAAAATTCCGTGGAAATATTCGTGAAATGCATCAGCCATCAGCAGTTGGCAAAATGGTTTCATTTAAAGAAGATAAATATTATGATTCAGATTCTGAAAAAATGTATAGCGGTGTTGTTGTTTCTGCATATATTTCAAAAGGCGCACAGGATGCTTGGGAAAAAGTTCTTGATGGCACATATACTGGTTTTTCAATTGGCGGAAGAATGAATACTTGGGATGATGCTTATGATGAAAAAATGGATAAACAAATTAGAATTATTAAAGATTATGATTTAGTGGAATTATCATTAGTTGATAGTCCAGCAAATCAATTTGCAAATATTGTTTCAGTAGAGAAGGTAGATGGTGTAGATATTGTTAAAGGGATGGATACCGTTATTGAAAACGTATTTTGGGACAAAGAGTCTGGAATTGTAATGGTTTCAGAAAATGAATCAGAGGTGAGCCCTACAACTGGAAACCAGATGCAAAATATAGGTTTCGTTGAAAAAACAGACAACGAGAAAACAAGCATGATCAAATTCTTAGTCGAAAGTGCTAAAGGCACAAGTATTTCTAAGATAGACAAGGAGGCAAATCCTATGGCAAAAACAACAAAGAAAGAAACAGCAGAAGTCGTTGAGAAGTCTGATGTAGTTGTTGAAGATGTTCAGGTCGCTCCGCAGGCAGATGCCGTAGTCGAAACTGCTGAAGTTGCAAAGTCAGAAGATGTTGCAGCAGAAGCAATTTCAACAACCGAGCAGGCACCAGTAGCAGAAGTAACAAAGGCTGAAGAGCCTGTAGTTGCAGAAGTTGCTAAGTCTGAAGAGGTAGTTGCTGAAGTTAAGACTGAAGAGGTATCTAAGTCTGATGAAGTAATTGTGGATGCAGTTACAGAAATCAAAAATACTCTCACATCAGCCTTTAGCGATCTAGTTGCAACCGTTAAGTCTCTACAAGAGCAGGTCAATGCAATTACAAAGTCAGTTGATGCAGTAGCACAAGATGTCGCTGCAGCAAAGGGCGAATTTAGTGAATTTGGAAAGCGTGTAGACGCAGTAGAAGCAGATACAGCATTCCGAAAGTCTGGCGATCTCGGAGAGATTGTCCAGGAACAACCAGAGATGGTTGAGAAATCCCTATGGGGCGGTCGTTTCCTCAAAACAGCCGACTTATTTCGATAAGTTTAAATCACTAGGAGGTGTAATAATGTCGGAAGAAATCAAGAAAAATCAGCCAGGTACATCAGGCAATCTTGGTGGAACTGCTCCAGGACTCTATCAGGGTCAAGGTGCATTTGCATCAGGTTCAGATGCAGGTTCAAACGTACCAGGCAATTACTCCGATGGTGGCGTAATTGGAAATATTCCAACAGCGCTGTCAGGAGTGACAACAGGTCCAAACGCAGTTAACCCTTCAGGTGATGCTGGTAGCGGTATTTTACGTCCTGAACAAGCACGTCGTTTTATTGACTATGTTTGGGATGCAACAGTACTTGCTCAGGATGGCCGTCGTGTAACTATGCGAGCCAACACAATGGAACTTGAAAAAGTTAACGTTGGTGAGCGTGTAATCCGTGCTGCTGCACAAGCAGTTGGCGATTTCACAAATGCTGGAGCAACATTCAGCAAGGTAGAACTTACAACCAAGAAGATTCGTCTAGACTGGGAAGTATCTGCCGAAGCACTAGAAGACAACATTGAAGGTGCTGCACTAGAAGACCATATCGTTCGTCTTATGACAAACGCATTTGGTAATGACATTGAAGATCTAGCCATTAATGGTGATGGATCAACAGGTTCATTCCTTTCAATCATGGAAGGTTTCGTTCACAAGGTACAAAATGATGGAGATGCACACGAGGCAGAGGTAACCGTTACTGACAATGCTTGGACAACAGGCGTTATGCAGGACATTATCCTTGCTATGCCACGTAAGTATCGTGCAATCAAGAACAATCTAAAGTTCTATGCAGGCACAGATGCTTTCCAAGGTATTGTTAAGAATAACGGTACACTTGCAGATGCAGTTGCTGAAGCGTTTGCTGGACAAGTTCCAGGAAGCACACAAGCAAACCGTCAAAACTACTTAGACGGTGTAGGACAAACATTCGGTGGTGCTCGCACTACCCGTGTTCTCGGTGTTGAAGTTCAAGAAGTTCCTTACTATCCAGAAGGATATGTCGATTTGACATTCCCACAGAACCGTGTATGGGGCTTCCAGAGAGACATCACTGTAAACCGTGAGTATCAAGCAAAGAAGGACACTGTAGAATATACAGTATTCGTTCGCTTCGGTATTCAATGGGAAGAGCAGGATGCAATTGCATTCGCTGACGCTGCTTCAGATTCCTAATCTGTAAACAGTTTTTGGGGGGATGAGAGTTAATTCTCTTGTCCCCCCTTCTCACTTATAATGATATAATACAAGCAGGAGGATATTATGTCTGATGTTAAAGAAAAAAATAAGCAAGCCCTTGGACCAGTTGGTAATGGTATATTTGGCACTGTCACTATATCTCCTGAATCGATCTCAGAAGAAAAACAAAAAAAAGAAAAACCAGTAAAAGACCTAGTCGCAATACACTCACCTAAAAATATATATTGGTCTGGCGTAGGTAAGATATTAAAAGGGTATAATATAGTAGAGAGACATAATGCTGAAAAATGGCTAACAAAGCCAGGAATTAGAATTGCTCCACCAGAAGAGGTAGCGAAGGAATACGGTTTATAAATGGATTTATTAAGAGTAGCCCCATACCCAATAGTAACTACTTGGGACGTGCCATTGGCCAACACAGCCTATACAATTTATGTTGAAGATATGGTAGACCATGTATTATCAAATACAGCGGTTACATCAAGTGCAAGTTCAACAATTACATACAGTATTAATCAGGCAGAGGCATTGCTTGATCGAAGTTTCTTATTTCAAGTTTTAGACAGCAGTAATAATATTGTTGTTGAAGATGAATTAGATTTAACAAGACCATACGTAGACCCAAACTCACTTGGTTCAACAGCATCAGAGATTGCTGAATACAAAGAACTAGAGATGGTGGCAAGGTCAATTATTGATACAATTATTGTTGATGGATTTTATAACTCAAAACAAATAGTACAAGGAACAGGACAAGGATCAGACTATTTTAGTATTTGGAAAGACTTTAATAAAATTTTAAAAGTTTATGAAAATAATATTTTAATATATGATTTTGAAACACCAGATGACAATATATATACATTTAATATAACTGCAGATAATGCTGCAGTACAAAGAGTAGCAGATGCCGAATATAATAGAATAGAACAAGGAGCAATCACATTGCCTCCAGCATATGGAGATCTTGGCTCTGTTGGCACTGGAAGAATCGTAGATTTTCCAAGAGGCTATGACTATACATTCGTACTAGATGCAGGCTATAAGTCAGTTCCGTCAGACATTGAATATGCAACAAAGTTATTAATAGAAGATTTAAAATGTGGAAAATTAGATTACTATAAAAGATATGTTACTTCATACAATACTGATCAATATAAGATAGGATTTGACAAAAGAGTTCTTGACGGAACTGGCAATATGATAGTTGATAAAATTTTAGATAAATACATTAAAAACATTACTAGGCCAGGTGTAATTTAATGATATGCGAACCAAACGACTTTATTCACCCAATGTGTGCAGATGTTTATTATTCAATAAGCACACAGGGTGGTTATGGTGAAATAAAAAAAGAATGGTTGCTTGATAGAACAATAGCATGTAATGCTGCACCAGCAAGCAGAAGTGGTTTAGAAGAATTAGATCCAAAGATGATTGCTCAACTTAATAATAAATTAAATGCTAGATCTTTAACAGATTTGAGAATATCATCACTAGATAAACCGTATGGCATAACTGACATATTGATTACAAATATTAAAGATAAGCATGGGAATTTAATATATAAAGAAACCTCTGGAATACGTGCAGGCAAGGGGACAATATATGAAATAGCAACAATTCAACCATTTGTTGGCCCATTTGGAAATGTAGAATCTTATCAGATGGTTTGGAGAAGAACAGATAGTCAGGCTTCGGTAGACTAATGAACGTTGTATTTAATACCAAGGTATTTGAAAAAAAGATGAATAATCTAGTCGATTATTCTTTTGGATTTCTAGATGGAATAGATGACGGGAAAACTTTATTTTTAAATAATTTAGCAAGGGGAACTGTAGAAGCATTAAAATTATATGTAGATGCAATGGCAAGAAGCAATCCAGATTCTTTGCATCACGTATATGAATGGTATAAGGTTGGAAGAATGGATGGGAGATTATTTGATGTTAAGTATTCAGTTAGCAAACTTGGAATAGTCATTGAGTCTAGTTTTAGGCAATCTCAGTCAGTGCAGAGTGGATCTAAAGAGCCATTTTATAATAAGGCTAAAATTATGGAAAATAGAACTCCCGTTATTATTAGGCCAAGAGGTGATAACCCATTAGTATTTGAAGATAATGGAACAACTGTATTTACTAGAAAAACTATTATCAACCAATTTCCTGGTGGAAAAGATGTTCAGGGGGCATATGAAAAAACATTTGATGATTTCATGATGAGATACTTCACCCAATCATTCTTAACTTCCACTGGTCTATACGATTACCTAAGCGATCCAGAAATATACAAAAAGAACTTGGCTGCTGGAGTAAAGGGTGGAAGATCAGTTGGAAAATCTACAGGGTTCAAATGGATTGTAAACGCAAAAGTTGAGGTAGAATAAGAATATGGTTTTAGCATCCGAAAAATTTGATTTTCCTATAAAGTATATTAATGAGTATTTACATGAGATATTGAGTCCCTATGAAGATATTAATATGGCAAAAAATGATTCTATTCCTGGCTTTATTCCATTTTTCCCTGCTGGACAGTCATCAAATATATCGGATATATATAATGATTTAATAGTTTCTTCTTCACAAGACCTTCCAGCAGTATTTTATTATGACAGAATGATAAGACTAAGGACTTCATCTTTTCCAGTTGGTAAAAGAGAACAAGTGTTATATACAATTTATGGAAGCGAAGCAAATTGTTTAAATATAGGAAACGTAATTTTTCAAACATTGGACAGAGAGGATTACTCTGCTCAAGATTTAAATAAGTGGATGGATGACAATAAAACATCTCTTATTGATAAAGGACATCCAATGAAGGTGTTTTTTAGAAGCCTTCGTGTTTTTCAGGCTGATGAATCCAGAGACTTGGTAGAACTAGATGGGTATAGAAGGGGTAGTGTCCATAAATATATTATAGAATACGACTATCACTTGAAAGATAACCTAGAATTTCTTGAGGGATAAGCCCAAAAATCATAATAAAAGGTTGTATAATTAAGGCGAGGAAACAAATCGTCCATATATTAACCAAAAAAAGAGGTGAAATAAATGGCATATACTAGAGGTACATCCAGCGATATTATCGTTGGCGCTGCTGCACTGTTTACAGCAGATAGTACATTGACACCAGGCACTGTGCCTGCGTTCGTCTCAGATGAATCCTACAAGGAGACTCTATCCAACACGACTAACATCGCTGCTGGAATCGACAACGTTGGTTACACAAGCAATGGTATCGAGATCACATTCCAACCTGATTTCGGTGAGGTTCAAGTAGACCAAATTCTTGACGTTGCTAAACTTTATAAGCAAGGTATGCAAGTAACTCTTGCTACTTCGTTCGCAGAAGCAACTCTAGAAAATCTATTGTTCTCAATCGCAGGACAGGCTGATGATCTTTCAGGAAACAAAACACAATCTGCAGGTCGTACACTCAATCTCGCTTCTGGCGATATTGGAGAATGTCCAGTAGAACGTGCTCTTATCGCAGTAGGTCCAGGAACTGGCGACTGTGCAGACTCATCTAGCATTGAGCGTGTTTATGTTGCATACCGTGCACTTTCAATTGAAAATGTTACAGTATCAGCAAAGCGTGACACAGCAACAATGTTCGATGTTACATTCCGTCTTCTTCCAGAAGATGCTTCAGGATCATACGGAAAGATTATTGACCGTACAATCCAAAATTCATAAAAACTGAATAAATAAAAGGACCCACTGGGAAACTGGTGGGTCTTTTGCTATAATGTATAGATGGCAACAACTGTTTATCAAACTAAAAATGTTTATTCTGTTTCTGGATTAGAAATAGAAGTTGGTCCATTAAAAATAAAATACTTAAGACAGTTTATGGATATTTTTGAATCTATAAGACAATCAAAAAACGATGAAGAGTCTATTGAAATATTAGCCAAGTGTGCTCAAATTGCCATGAAACAATTTTATCCAGAATTTGGAAAATCATATACTGATGTAGAAGATAATTTTGACCTACCAACAATATATCAAATATTAGATG